ATAAGCGGATGCCATAGTTAGTGTTATCGCAGGTGTTACCTGTGACAGTGTTGTCGTTTGAGGAGTGTAAGTAGATGCCATAGTTATTGTTATCGCAGGTGTTGCCGGTGACAGTGTTGTTGCTTGAGGAGTATAAGCGGATGCCATTGTTATTGTTATTGCAGCAAGTGTTGCCGGTGACTGTGTTGCTGCTTGAGGAGTATAAGCGGATGCCATAGCTATTGTTATTGCAGATGTTGCCAGTGACAGTGTTGTCGTTTGAGTCTTCCAAGTAGATGCCGAGGTTGGTGTCGTTGGTATAGCCTGTCTTGTTTCCCTCTATTTGCAAATTAGCAATCTTACAACCACTTCTACCAGTTAGCGTTATTACTCCTTCTGTAAAGGTAGAGTTAAACCCCCTCTTGAGTATAGTGGCGTTGCCATTTCCTCTGATGCTTACATTGTTCTTAGTAACATCAATCTTTGCGGTAATGTTGTAAGTGCCATCTAAGATTACAATTTCGCCACCAGTTGCAGGTAAAGCGGTTATTGCAGCGTTTATTCCCGTTTGGTCTGCTGTACCATCACAAAGGTAATCACAGTCGGAAGTAGTCCAACCGGATGTTGAAGTGCCTACGACGAAACGAGCTATCTTTGCGTGTTGCGTACCATCTGCCTTATGCGTCGTAACTTCTTCCTGTACATTCCCCAACCCTACATCTGCATCTGATATTCCTTGCTCAATACGATTCATGTCAGATGCTTCTACTATTTCGTTATTTTGCCAATTTGTTTTAGCGTCATAAGCCATCTAATTTACACCCCTTCCTTTATTAAGATATTATGCTTTAATATGACTCTTTCTAATACTGGTACATAGACTGCTGAGTCTGCAAGCACCGTTCCGACTGAGTCAAGCAATTCAATCTGAGTAATTTCTGGGATTCCATCAGTCTCTGAAATCTCATACTCTACCGTGACCTGATTACTGACCGCCGCTTTTGTTACAAATACTGGAACCATAAAGGTTCCATTGATTCTCACATCTGCAATATCCGATGCGGTAAAGGTTGCCATGCGATTAAGTAAATCTTGTTTTATTGATGGAGTCGTTGCCACTTTTATCACCCCCATATCATCTAAACTTGTGAATGGCTTTAAACCCAAAACCCAACTTGTTCCTAATTTATAATTAAAGATAACTTCTGAAAGATTTATTTTTTCAGAAATAAGTATATCTTCAACAATTAATGGTTTATTAATAAATACAATATTGGCAGGCTTGAGTTTGTTTACAGTTACCAATACTTCATGATACCATATCTGGTTAACCGCTGAGCTTTCTACGTATAAAGTATAATTGTCAAAATCTAAATAAGCTTTCCACCTATCCTTTCCAATAATCTCATCTAGTCTCTGCTTTAGAAATCTAAAAGTAAATGGAAGGGTCATCGATAATCTATTAATAATTCTATTTTTTCTAAATTCAATATCTTCAATTGCTGGATTTGCAATTATCTCCAACATCTGTTCATACATAATTATTCCATCTAAATCTGCCGTTAAAACATATTGATTATCTTTAACCTTATTAGTTTCTGAATTAATGCTATTAAATAATTCATTTTCAGTTTCTATTAGTTTATCAAACTCTAAAATATTTTTATATATTCTAGGGAGATATGTTTTTAAATTATTCATTAATGATAACCTCCCCCAATATCGGTAATTCCTGTAAAGATGAATTCTGGGTCAATATAATATCTTGAGTATCCTCATTTAACTTTACATTAGTTACATTTGCTATACCTGTTACACTAAGAATAGCCGCACTGATTCTAGACAAATAAACCGCAAGTGAATAATTATTTAATTCATCTTCAATACCCCACTGCTTTCTCAAATCTAGTAAATATTCATTTATAGCACTTTCAATTAACGGTTTAATTTGAACTAAAGTGAATCCACTAGTTAAAACCACATCAGCTTCCACCTTTATTACTTTCTCTGTTGGAGTGGTTACGGTAACCTTATGTCCAATAGGAGCAATCCCAAGACCTAAACCACTATCTCCATTTGAATTTTCAGGGTCAATCATATTTTGTATAGTGTTAATGAAGTCTTCGGAGATGGCATTATATTCTGCATCAATAATACTACATTTAACCGTTCCGCCACCATTCCAAACCGGATATATCTGAACTTCACCTACCCCATCAATAGCTTTTAATTCTTCATCATATTGAGCAACATTTCCACCAAATGCTTTCTCATTTATTTTAGCAAAGTACCTAATTCTTAAATCCTCATCTGATTCTATATCTTGAGCAGGAATAATTAAATCAGTCATAGTAGCTGTTTTTAAATTAGGAATATTATCAATAGGTATTAAATTACCTGAATAACTATTTCCTTCAGAACCTAATTCTTCACATCTTAATAAATACGTTCCAGGCACGGATTCGCCAAACTCATCTTTATATACTTCCGTCACTATATAATTAATAGACATATAGTCAGAAATAGTTGAAAATCTACTTCCGATTGGAATCATTGCAGGATTATCTGATGCATTCGTGAACTCCCCTTTTTTAACTGCATAAGTCGCTTGGAATCTGGATATACCTTGTTCGGCCACCCTTAAATCTAAATATTGTTCACTTGCAGTTTCTGCATAAGTATCTTGAAGTATTCTTTTTAAGGCCATATAATATTCTGACAATTCATAACAAGCTGGAGCTAAAGCATCATATATAATACTACCCTCTCTTTTATCAATTGTATCTGGAACTCTTGATAATGCCTGCTCCATCAAATATTCAAATGAATACTGTTCTAAATAATCTCCAATCATAATATTGCCACCTCCGTTTCTATATCAACTGAGCCATCAAAAGTATTCACTGTAAAAGATACTTCCATCTTATCAATACCTATTTTATTAGTTTGAAAATCGGTTATATCAATTACTCTATCATCTGCGGTAAGGGCTTCAGTAATTGTTCTTTCTAAATCTGAAACTATGAAATCATAATCTTGACCTATCATCCTATCTAGCTCTACCCCATACTGGGAACTATATATTACATAAGCATACCGCTCTGTATAGAGGATTTTCATAACCATCTGCATTATAGCCGGCTCATTATCAATCATCCCTCCAATCCTTTTTCTTTCAAAGTCTAATTTATAAGTTCGTGAGGGTTGATTTTCTGTTTCTAAATTTGTTAAATCAATTGCTTGTTCTGGTATCAATCTATTCCCTCCTCTCTCTCTATTATATAAAACATTTGACCATTGTTCACCCTCAAAAGTCGAACCCTATCACCAACGATTAAACCCCTCCATAGGATAATATCAGGCAACGCTGAAATTGTTGTTTCTTTTACCAATGTCGATAAGATTAAGAATTTTTCATCTACCTCAAACCTATTATCTATCTTAATTTTCAATGGGCTAATAGATGTTACATCCCCAAATAATAAATCTGTTGTTTCTCCGGTTGACATTTTCCCTGCATTCTGTATTATATTTATTAATTTACTTCCTGCCATTATATACTCACCTGCACTTCCAATTGCATTATATGCAAATCATTTTTAAAAGTATGAGAACACTTTGTTACCATAAAATATTGATTTATTGGTATACCTTCTTTTTCTAAATCTGATATTCCTAATACAACCCCAGTTCCTGCAAATACTTTTAAATCCCCTAAACATTCTAATTTCAATTTTTTAGTAACTCTATTTTTTAATTTCAATAACATATCCGCCTTTGCTTTTATTTGAGCCGGGTTTGCTTTTTCATCCATCTTTTCAAAATATTGTAATAATCCCCATTGCTTAATTGTGCCACTATCTTTAACAATATAAATTTCTCTTTTCTTTGTTTCTTTGTTTTCCTTAATCAATTTAACTTGGTTATAGGTATCATTATCTATTGAGCTTTCATAATCGAAATCAATTAGTAAGCTTTCATCCCCTATAAATATATCAGTCTTCATTGAGTTAATGCTAATAAATTGTAGTTTGCCAAAGTTATCTCTTATCATATACCAATTTCCGGTGTTGATTAAGGTCTCGTCTATTGCATGCTGTATAATTTCAAATAATGTTTTGTTATCATGCACTCTTGGTGAAACTATATAGGAACTTGCATCTTTAACTTCTGCAGATAATTTAAAGTCATTACATAATGTAGTAAATATCTGGGAAGCTGTTAATCCCGATAATACATAAGTGTCTTTGTTCTTTAAGTATCTCATCTGGTCATAAGCCATTATTGGGACTTTTTCGTCCTTCTTCTTTCCTCTTTTAAATACATATCCAAAGAAAACTCCCTTACCATCCACTTTGAAAGAAATAGGTGAGCCCTCACTTATAGTCACTTTAGTATCGTCAATATAGTTAAAAGTTAATTTGCCAGGCTGGTTGGTTAGTGTAGTCTCCCATACAACATTAGTAATCAATTCACTAATATCATAAGCAATGCCGCTTTTACTATCTTGTACAATTATTTCTATATTCATCAACTCACCTCTTTCTATTTATGTTTTATTTGACTTTCCGCTACCCATCCTCTATAACCTCCACTTGTGGTTGTTATATGATAACGATATTTTCTATTTTTATCTGCTACAATATGACTTATTTTTCCGGTAAAATTATTAAATGTTCCATGAGGATTATCCCCATAACTGGTATACCAATATTTGCCATTTGCTATCACTGTATCTCCAATAGAGAATCCAGTCTTTGGTCTTGGTGGAACTGCTGGGGGTGGAGTTACTTTAGCTGGTTCTGATTTCTTTTCAGGTAATTTAATCTTAACCACTTTAGCTGAATAAGGTCTAAATTCTTTTATAGATATATTATAATGTAAATCTTCATCTCCACTTTTGTATCCATAATCTAAATCCTCAATAGATGCTAGTATATTTACCTTTGTATCACTTATAATAAATCTACAAGGTTTATTTGAGGCTCTTATTTTTTCAAAGAAGTCTATATAGAAATCTCCATCTTTGAATTTCCCTTTTGTTAATACATATGGAGGGGAAGAATCTGCAGGTAAGAAACATTCAAATGAAAGAGCTTGCAATTTTTTCTGCCTTAATATATTGATTTCACCAAGCTTAACAATTTCTTCAGTTTTATTATTCCCGGAAGATTTTACAACTATTTCCTCCGGATTTACCGGGAGCTGTACTACCTGGTTTTCAAATTCAAAGAAAAATCTAATAGCCATTAAGCTCCCTCCCCTACTAAACTACTCGCATACGCTTCTTCAACCATATCCTCGATAACTGATAGGATTTTATTAACATCTGCCGTCTCCCTCACATCTCCAAAGGATACGCTCATCTCTGGTCTTAATGTTGTAAATTTATTGATGAATTCAGTTTGGGCTACATCTTTTAATAATTTAATATCTTCATCTGTTATACTTACATCGTCTCTAATTTTATCTAATTTACCACC